TGCTTGAACAAGCTGCCAGCGAAAGAAGTGTAAGGGTGATAACCAGAGAGTTGGACTTAGCAGTAAACATTTGACCTCCTTTGTTTCTGCAATTCTTATAGCAGTAAACCAAATTACCGCTGGCAACGATCTTACAGGAGCCAAGTTTACAAGAATAAGAACTTTTGCAAAATTTATAGACGCTGCAAATTTTGCCGGAGGCTCTAACCCACTAGGTACACCAGATAGTACAGTAGAGTTTAGGAGGCAAATTTATACTATAGATAGAAAAGCATCAGAGAATAGAGACGTTGTTGAATTTGAGCTTGCAGGTTCTTTAGATATGGCTGGGATTCGTGCGCCAAAACGTCAATGCACACGATCAATATTTCCTAGTATTGGTACATTTCAGCAATGAGTTGGAAAGATGACGCATTGGTTCATGCGAAAGACCAAGACCCTAAAGAATCTGTAGGACTTTTACTCAACATAAAAGGCAAACAAAAATATTATCCTTGTCAAAATTTAGCAGTCTCAAGTCATCATGAGTTTGTATTAAATCCAACAGATTATGTTAAAGCAGATGATCTTGGAGATATTATTGGCGTTGTTCATAGTCACCCTATAACTCCACCGATTCCAAGTCAGGCCGACAGAATTAGTTGTGAACATTCAAAACTGCCGTGGTACATTGTTAACCCTAAAACAGAGAAATGGGGTAAATGTATTCCAGAGGGCTATGAACCAGAACTTCTTGGTAGGCCATGGGTTTGGGGTATTACTGATTGTTGGAGTTTAGTTGTTGACTGGTATAAACAAGAAAGAAAAATAACTTTAAAAGATTATCCAAGAACTATGACTCCACAAGAATTTTTAGATAATCCTTTGTTTGAAGATTATGCTTGCCAGACAGGTTTCAGAGAATTAAGACCTGATGAAGTACTAAAAAAAGGTGATGTGTTATTAATGTCAATAATGCACCCTACACTTAATCATGTTGGCATTTTTCTTGGAGATATGGTTTTACATCATTTAGCAGGTAGACTATCTTGTAGAGAGCCATATTCTGAATGGCTGTTAAAATGTACTGGTAAAAAGTATCGCTATGCTCAGAAAAGTTAAACTTTATGGAGAATTAGCTGAATTTGTAGGCCATAAAGAACTTGAAGCTGTAATAAATTGTACCGCTGATGCTATTCGCTTTTTGATTACAAATTTTCCAAAGTTGGAATCACACATGGGTCAAAGATACTACAAAGTATTAGTTGATAATAATGAAATAGATAAAAACGAAATACATCACCCGACAGGTAATTCTGATATTAAAATTGTTCCTGTCATAACTGGTTCTGGTGGTGCTGGTAAGTTTTTATTAGGAGCAGCTTTGATAGGTATATCAATGGGAGCTTTCGGTGCTTTTGCAGGTAAAGCAGTTGCTTTTGGATCAGGTGCGGGAGGTTTTGCCGCTGCTGGTGCAGGTGCTAAAGCTTTTTTTGGTATAGGTGCATCTTTAGTGCTACAAGGAACAAGTGAAATGTTATTTCCGCAACCACCATTAAATGATTTTAGTAATGAAGAAGACCCACGAATATCCTTTAGTTTTTCTGGAATACAAAATACATCAAGAGCAGGGACAAGTCACCCTATTGTCTACGGAGAGATTATAACTGGTTCAGTAGTAATTTCAGCAGGTATTGACACAAATCAGGTATCAGCATGACAGATAAAAAAATTATTAGAGGCTCAGGTGGCCCACCACCCGCACCACCAAACCCTACCCGTGCGCCTGATACTTTAAACAGTAGACAGTTTGCTAGTATTCAGGATTTATTGTCTGAAGGAGAAATCGAAGGTTTTGTCACTCCCTCTATAGCAGGTCTTACAAAAGGCAGTACAGCTTACAACAATGCAGCTTTGAAGGATATATTTTTAGATAATACTCCTATACTACAAGACAAAGCCGATAATACAAATCCAGAAGCGTCATTTTTTAATTTTAGCAATGTAGAGTTTACTCCTAGATTTGGTGAATCAAATCAACAACATATTTCTGGAATTGTAAGTAGTCAGATAGAAACTATTGTAGATGTTATTCCTAGAAACCCTTTAGGAACTTTGTCGTCAGGTCAACAAGGTGGAAATGCAGTTACCCGCGAGATAGCTGATAGAAGTCCACTTCCAAATCCAGATGCCATTAAAGTTACTATTTCATTTGCTCAACTTCAAAAAGCAACAGACACTGGGGATTTATTAGGTTCTTCAGTGCATTTGACAATACAGGTGGAATACAATAATGGTGGTTTTACAGATGTTATTAGTGATATTATTACGGGCAGAACTGCTGATAGATATGACAAAGAATATCGTATAAATATTACTGGTGCTTTTCCTGTCAATATAAAAGTTGTAAGAAATACAAAAGATAGTCAAACTTCACAATTAGTAGATGAATTTAGTTTTAGAAGTTTTACACAAATTTTTGATACTAAGGAAAAATATTTGAATAGTGCATACACGCATTTAAGAATTGATTCTGAACAATTCAGCTCCGTACCAAAAAGAGCTTTTCGTATTCGTGGCATAAAGATAAGAATACCAGCAGCAAATAGCACAGGGACTCCACAAGTTGTTGCAAACCAAGCAAAGGCAACTGAATTAGGATTAGGTCCAGTTAGTAGTTTTGGATTTATACATTACCCTGACGGCTATATTTTTCAAGGTACTATGGCAGCTGCTAC